GCTTCAATCTCCTCTTCCGCACACGTGGGTTTATGGGCCGTCGCTAAATCCTCGTCACGTTCAACCAATACATTGCGCACAAATACCAGACGGGGCCGGCCGTCCAGTGCTTTAGCTAATCGCTGCGTTACGTTATCAATCCCCAGCGAAATGTCATTAAAGGCTTCAATAACACTCAGACCTGCATTTCTGAATTGCTGAATGTACCCAGGCTCAGACGGATCACAGACAAACACAACGCCGGGAAAGTCTTTCTTGACGGTTTTGCCCTGCTCAATCCACCAATCGATAGTTTTCTTCGTGCGATAGATTTCCCTGACTCGGGCCATACGCTTATCAGCATCTATAGCCCATACCTGAATCACGCCTGGATTAGTAAAGCCCCAATCCACACCAGCAACATGGCGGGATACGGCCCCTGCAGCCGCGTCAACAATATGCACCGCACGATCAAACGTGTCGTACACCGAACCCTCAGCCGCTGCCCACAACCCTTTTCGCAGTCTGAGGTAACGAACGCCTGTTAATCGATCCAACGCCTCAAGCGATCGCTCGCCCTGTGGTGTTATGAGTTTCGTTGCCTGATCGAAAAGCGTCGGATTGTCTTCGTGACGACTCTCAAGCAAGGTCAGTTTGCCTTCGTTCGCGCAAGCCTTGATCCAGTGATTAAATGCACCTGGATTGCAATCCCCAATCACCTGTGAATAAGGCATGTTGCCTGCGCGACCAGTTGCCCTCGTAGTCAGTGTTTCCCATTCGTCAAGCGTCAATTCCTCAGCCTGGTTCACATAGATGATGTCGCGCTCGGACGAAAGCACCTTCGCGGGATTGTCCATGCCGCCAACCCACAACCGTGAGCCGTTGGGATAATCAAACCACTCAGGCTTTTCACCACCGCGCTTCGTTACTCCGTCGCCGCTGGTTAGAACCTTCTTTTCGTAGGTTTGCAGCACTGAGCCCGGCATCGAGCGATAGGTCTTGCGGATGATTGCGCCTTGCATTCCTGGATAGGTCCAGGCAAGGGAATCCAGTAGATGCAGACAGGCTATTGTCTTCCCGGTTTCGGCTGGACCGGACACGATTATCTGAGGATCTTTTAATTGGAAGAGTTTAGAGGTTGCGCCGTAGGCTGTGAACTTGCGCGAGACTTTGAGTGATTCGGGTGATTGCTCAGTTGACCGCCTCGCTCTCAGCTTCTCCAAAAGCCTTATCTTCGCTTCCGGAGGCCAACTGCGCCAATCGTCTAAGTTCCAGGTCAATCTCTGTGTCGAGGCGGTTGACATCTATCTGTATCCTCGGCTCGTGTTGCCCTAAGTTCTGTTTGCCCAGCCATATCGCCATTGCTGCACTGCCTTCTTCTGCAAGTCGAATCTGCAGGCGTCGGAGGCTCATTTTCATCTCTGAGCGCCCCTTTTTAATGATCTCCGCAAAACGACGAGTGAGCGTGTCAGGCGAAACGCCGAGGATTGAGGCCATTTCCTCATCGGTGCAGCCAATTCGGGCTAGTCCGGCCAATAAGTTTTCGTCAATCTGTATGCGTGGCCTTCCCATCTACGCTGCCCTCGCTTGCTCTACCTTCTCAATCTTTAGATGAGGGAAGGCTGTAGCCATTCGCTCAAGAGTTACCGCACAATACGCTGCTGAAATCTCCATCGCGTAGCATTTTCGCTTTAGGTTCTCAGCGGCAACCATCGTTGTGCCTGAGCCTATAAAAGGATCGTACACGTCGCCTGAGTGGTTACGGATTGGGCGGGCCATGCACTCGAGGGGTTTCTGGGTTCCGTGACCAAGCTTCACCTCTAAGTCAGCGGTATGTCCTGACGGGTTAGCGTTGTTAATATCCCAGATTGTCGATTGTGTTCTATCGCCCAGCCAGCCAGATTTCTTACTCTTGCGAACGGCGTAAAACAACGGTTCATGCTGCCAGTGGTAGTCACCACGGCTCATCGCGAAGTGCTGCTTGCGCCAAATAATCTGCGCCCGCACTTCGTAACCCGCATCGAGCAGATTCTGATTAACGGTTATGCAGTGACGAGAAGCGTGCCAGATATAAGCCACGTCCGCAGGAGATAGCTGATAAGCCTCTGACCAACTCGCGTTGTCATCATTCTCGACTTTTCCACGCATCGTGACCTTGCCAATGCCGAATGTGCCTTTATCATCGCGCCACGTCGGATCGTAATCAACCCCATAAGGCGGGTCAGTAACCATCAACAAAGGCTTATTGTTCGCACACAGTCGCCCCACGTCCGCTTTCTTCGTTGAATCCCCTACCAATAGCCGATGATCGCCAATAACCCACAACTGGCCCGTTTCTGTACCCCACTTCTGCCTCAGTTCTTCAGCCCGGTCGATTTGCGGCTCCGCATCCTTCGGTTCATTGTCTACGTATAGCCCGTTATCCTTCGCTAACTCAGCCAGCATCGACCGCACCGCTGCGTCTCCTGTCGATACTTCTTTCAGCAACAGGTCGAGCGTTTCTTTGTCCGAAGTCGCCATTGCTGAAATAGGATCAAATGACGCCAGTACCAGCTTCTCCTCAGACTCGCTCAACTCGACTTTCAAATACGGAATAGGAGTCTCTTCGTCTTTGCTCAGCGCCTCTTCGATGCGTGCGTGACCATCAATTAGGTTTCCCGTGGTCACGTTCTCAAGTACCGCGCCCACCCAGCCCACTTCGCCTAATAAACCGCGTAAGGCTTCGCGTTGTGGTACAGGATGCCGACGGAAGTTTAGCGGGTTAGCCGTGAACTGGTTCGCAGGCTTGGTGTCGTACCCAACTATGCGGTTCTTCCAAGTCACTTGATTACTTCCCGGGCTCTCCCACCGCCTCGCCGCTCTCAATGCTTTCAACGCTCAACGCTTGTCGAAGAGCCGCCTTTTCAGCGTCGCCCATTTCCGCAACTCGCTTTGCTGCAGCCTCTCGCGCTTCCAACTCTTCGCGCTGCTTAACGAGTGACACCATCTCGGCCTTCACCTTTGCTCGCGCCCCATCGAGTTCTGTTAAGCGCGCGTCAATTTGTTCAATCGTCATCTTGAGCCTCCAATAACAGTTGGCGTCCCGACAATCGCCGTTGACTTAATCCCGCCAGGTAGATAGCGACGAAGATCGCGATCGTGCTCAGCCTCTTTAATCGCTTCCTTCATGATGTCTCGTCGGCGCGTGAGACCCAGCTTTGCTCCAATCCGAATCAACAATGCTTGATCGCGGATGATTCCGTTCGCCTCTGATAATTCCTCAGCGAGCTTCCCTTTGATTCGTAAAGCCTTGGCCAGATCGAGAGCTGCTTGATATGGCAGATCTACAATCAGCCGCCCGTCTTTAATGAGCAATACGCGCTCGCCTTCCTGTCGCACTGCAATCGCCTCGATCATAATTTAAAGATTTTCGATGCACCCGCATCGTGCTGAATAACTATGTCGCCGCCGTTGGGGGTAACCGGCAAGCCTGTTGCTGTATCCACGTTCGCCACTAACTGGCTCGTGGCCTGCGAGCCTGAGTCGCGCCAGAGCACCAGTTCCTCGCTCGGATCTCCGCTGACCGCGCTCAGCGTTACATCGTCGGCGTCTGCCACACCGTTTGTTTTCGTCTTGTTCGCGAGGTTGCCGCTGGTCGCCACCTTCGCGCCAGACGGTATGTCATCGGCAAAGTCATCCGTGGCGAGGTTTTTGGAATAGTCAGCCGCGTCGATCAGGTACCACTTGAAGTTATGAGCGTCCCAATCAAGATCTCCTCCAAGAAACGCCTCTCTCGATTTATCATAAAGCGCATTTGCCATGCTGCCTCCTATCCCAAATCATCGATAACTTTAACTATCAAATACGGTCGGTGCTCATTCGTCGGAAACGTAGCGATCACTGGACCAGGTAGCGTGACTTCAAACTCGACTTGAAACTCCCCCGTCTCATCCAAATCCGCTGCTTGCCATGTGTAGCTAAAACTCCCCGTCGCCTCGTTTGTGATATTGAAGTTCGCGGCATCAATCTTCAGCGTTCCATCCGGCCGGCGCATGAACATCTTGCGGCTCGTCTGTCCCACGCAACTGACCACCGCGTTGTTCGCGTCTTTGAACTGGCCGGAAATGATTCGCCCTGCATCATTTTTCTTGATCGTGTAATCAGGTCGTGCCATCAGTTCACGTCAACCTTCAACCGTCCGCTGTCCGTCAGTATAGCCAACGTTTGACCGTTAGAATCTAGCGACACCTTCAGCCGCCCCGATGAGTCCAACACAATCGAGGTTGGATTCAATACAACACTCACTAATCCGCCCAAAACCACGATAGATCCAAAGGCTTCCTGCGAGGCAATTCCACTCGGATAAATGCCTGTTACGCTCAATAAAGAGGGAGTTCCGAATGATTCTCCAGTTGAAACGCCGCTCAGTGAAATCGTCCGAGCAAGCGATGCGCTGCCAAAGGTTTCCGCGGATCCAATGCTGCTCGGGGCAACCGTCACACCGCCGGCCAACACCTGCGGCACCCCAAAACTCTCGCCTGATGCAATCCCACTCGGAAAGACAGACACTGGTCCTGCCTGAAGCACTGGGTTACCAAAAGCCTCAGCACTCGGGATGGATGTCACGCTGATAATCGT